TTGGCAAAAGTGGTGCTTTGGAAAGAATAAAAGCAGGAACGGGTATTTTAAGCGGGCAAGCTAATTTAGATGCATTAATGAATATTGGAACTGTTACAGACGCTGCCGGTAAAACTTCATTCAATCCAATTAAGTATGGTCAAAACGTATTAAAAGGTATGGCTAGCGACCAGAAGCAAGGTTATGGTGGATTGCTGGGCGGTAATGTAGGTAGATATAATCCTAATACTGGCATGATGGAATACCTAGATGCGGCTGGAAATATTACTACTAATATTGCAGATATTGCATCTCAAGGATTTAACCCATTACAAAGCATTTCTCCTTTAAGTAATGTTCCAACTGAATACGTTAATGCAGCTGGTGAAATTGTTTCTCCAGAGGAATATGCAAAACTTGACGTAACAGAACAAGCTTCATTTGTTCCTAGCGCTCCTAGTGCTTCAGGAACAAATATTGGTAGAGCAATATTGGGTGAAGGCAATACCCCAGACTTTATTAAGGCTGGTGAAGATTTAGCAAAAGGATTATTACCTGGTTCTGGTGGGAGCGGAGGAGGCTCTGGTATAGATCCTAAAATGGCTGCTTTAGCTTTGTTATATGGTAAAGCTGTTAAAGATGCTGCAAAAAGAACCGAAGGTGGCTTAACAGACATAAGACAATCAGTAAGACCAGATCTAAACCCAGCTCCTACATTTGCTGGTTTTGATTTAGGTATAAGAAAGGCCGCAGCTTTTGGTGGTCCTATTGGATATGGCAGACAACAATTTAACAAAGGCGGCTTAGCCGTAATACAAGAACTTGATATGCGTCAAGGTGGTGAGTCAGTTGGTCCTGGCACAGGAACATCTGATGATATACCGGCTATGCTTAGTGATGGTGAGTTTGTTATGACCGCTGCTGCTAACAACGGCGCTGGTGGTTTTAAATTTAACAAAACAAAAAAAGGAATAGAACTTATCGCTGCAAGTAAACCTAACAGAAAAAAAGGTGTTGATGTAATGAGTAGATTAATGGATACATTTGAAAGATATAATGAATCTGGGAGTATGGCGTAATGGCAAACACAGTAGATCCAGTCTTACAGGCTCAAACTACTAGAGAGGTCGTAACAGATCCTTTAATTAGAGCTTTGTATTTTGGGAGTGAAGGCACTCCTGGTTTTTATAATCAACTGCAACAAGCTGGTGCAAACTTAATTGGAAGTGATGTACCTTTGCAACAAACTGCCGGTTTAGATTCACTAGAAAATATAGCAAGACAAAGAGCGCAAGCAGGACTTGGTTCATTTCAACCGTTTTTTAATCAACAACAAGATTTAATCAATCAAGCAATAGCTCAATCAAGAAGAGCAGAAGAATTACAAGATCCTTACTTTTCTCAAGCCGAAGGCCTAATTCAAGATACCGTAGGTGCTTATGATCCTAACATGACAGAACAATTCTACAATCCTTACGAGGATGCGGTTGTTCAACAAACAATTGATGATTTGATGAAAGCTGGCGAAAAACAAGATATAGCGGCAAGAGCGCAGGCTATCTCTGCTGGTGGTGAATCAGCGTTTGGATCTAGAGCAAGGCTTAGTGCAGATGAAAGGCGTGAAGCCCTCGGTAGAGGATTAGGAGATGCACTATCTGCCATAAGATCCAGAGGATTTAGTGAAGCACAAAGAACAGGCTTAGGCGAGTTTGCAAGACAGCAACAAGCTAGAAGATCTGCAGCTAGCGGTTTACTAGGTATAGGCGCTCAAAGAGGAGCTGGTGCTTCTCAGCTAGGATCTCAGCTTGCAGGGTATGGTGGTCAGTTAGCTGGTGTCGGACAAAACTTAGAAGCTCTAAGAAGAGGCCAAAGATCAGAATTAGTTGGTCTTGGTTCTACTGCTAGAGGTTTAGCAGATTTACAAAATCAAAGACAATTTGCTCAACAATTACAACAGCAAATGAGGCCGTTACAAACTATGCAACAAATAGGCTCTTTACTTCCTGGCTATCAGCAAGCAAGCACTCAGATTGGATCTACTTACGGTATGGCTCCTGATCCTAGCGCTCAAGGTCTTGGAGCAGCTTTCTCTGCTTACGGAGCTTTAGTACCAAATAGAGGCAACTAGCATGAACTTTCTTAATAGAAGAATGTTCGCAAATGGTGGTGGCGTAGTACCGATTGGTGATTTTGAAATTAGAGACAGATTAACTGGCGAAATTCTTATTGATTTAAGCCAACAACCAAATTTTATTAACACACCTGGCTTTAATCCATACAAAATATTAAATGATGATTCTTTAGAAAAAGGACCTGCTGTTTTATCTATATTACAAAGGTTTCAAGAAAGAGACGCTCCGCAAATAGGGCCATTCCAAGCTCAAGAAGATTTAGGTACTAATATTGCTGATTTAGGTTTTGGGATAGCAAGATTTACAGAGCCTTTTGTCAGAGGTGCGTCAAGATTGGCAGGTGAAACTTTTGGTATTCAACCTCTAAAAGAATTTGGCGGTAAACAAGTTTTTGATCCTTCTATAGAAGCATCCCCGCCTTTCATAGATTTATTTAAACCAACATACGAAAGTTATGTCCCGACAGATCAAGACAGATCAAGGGGCATGATTGCTTTGTTAAAAGCTTCAGGTAAATTAAGAGAGCAGGATTTGCCAAGACAAATTGCTTCAAGCCCAAAAGTGTCGTCTGCTACAGATGCATTTTTTGGTGGTTTAAGATCTATAGATGAAAAAGCTTCAGATGTATTTGGAACTGATAGAATATTTTCAGATGCACCACAAGATGAAATACAAGACTTTCAATCAGAAATTGATGAATTTGTTGGGCCGACTAGACCAGATCAAAGAGTAATTACTGAAAGCGAAACGCTTGGACAACTATCTCCAGAAGAAGCAAGACAAAAAAGAATTGATTTTGAAAAAAGTATGCTTGGTAGGGACGAGTTTG